CTTTTGTTCTAAATGTTGGTTTACCTGACGCAGAGGATACATAACCTTTATATTTAGTGACACCTGCTTCCTTCACCCATCTTTTTAATTCACTGTCAAAAGTTTTGTAACATCGCTCTACATCAAGAATTTCATAATCTACTTCTTTATACACTTTGTCAATATCTTCTTGGGAAAGGCCAAACTCCAAGTCACTCCCAATGAATTCGCAATCTTCAAGCCAGTTTGAATACTCGGCGGCACTCTTGAATCTGCCGACCTCGTTGCCATCCAACATTACTTTATGCCAGACTTGTTCTCCTGACGCTGCTGCTGCAAATAGTAGAGCGTCTAAATCTAAATAAGCAATTTCAGGATTGCTCGGTTTCTTGTTATTCGCCATAAACCCCCTCAATCCATAAAGCTCTTCAGAACAACCCCAATACGATCATGGCATTCTTTAAGCTGATCTTTATTCACTTGAGGAATGTATTCCATATTCTCTGCGTCCTGCCATACAGATTTTGATGTAGGTTGTTGTACGATAATTGCAGCATATTCATCATCTCCACGAATCACTACACGAGTGTCGTTGGTTTCGTCTCGCCACAATTCAATTTCAAAGACAGAATCGTTCATGTGTTCTCCTTATAATTCAGATAAAAGAAAAGGGCGACCGAAGCCGCCCCTAATGCTCAATTAATAATCTGCGTCATCTTCATCTGGATCGAAAGGAGCGTCTTCGCTACCAGAATCTTCTGAACCAAAATCATCGTCTTCTTGATGAACATCCTCTTCGCCTGTGTCTGTCAGATCACCAAGCTCGTCAACATTGTCTGCTTGCTTATATTCAATAAGCTCATCAACACGAATGTTCTTCAGTTTTGCAAATGTACCGAAATCATTTGTGATTTCATCATACTGAGCAACACCTTTAGAACCGTTACTTACAAGCTTTGTACTTGTAACATCTTGCAGAAGTGGTTTGCCTGAATCAGAAGTGCCGATTTTCTCAAGAACTTTCGGACGAACCTTCTTGTCAAGCGGAACCATTTTACCAGATTCGCGATCCTTAAAATGTGTGTTCTTCTTCAGCTTCACCACAAACTGTTCTTCTTGATCTGGATAAGGCGGCTTGATCTTGAAGATTTTCTCAAAATCGTCATTCTCAA